GTACCATTGATAGGTACTACTGAGGATGTATGACGCTTATTCTTTTTTCAGAGAGACTACGTCTTTTTGCTTATTTATCGTAGTGCTTTGATCACTGTAGTCAACATCTCTTCAAATAAAGACTTGAAGATGCTATACTGATACCGAGTGAGTGCATAAAACTCAATCTCTTCAGCAAGCTCTAGTGTAGACTCTACAAAGTAATCCGGTACGGTTTTACCATTGATAACGACATCTTTACTAGAGATATGCTTCTTGAAAGCATTGAGTTGCTCTGCTAGATCTTTCGTCGTAGAGACGACTTTCTTGTTATCGATAGCATTGATCTTATCAGCAACTTCAGCCATGACTCTTGCACACTCAACGACATCAGCATTACGCTTGATGACATTACCATAGCTTGTCTTGACAACATTAGTACGTCCTGTGAACAACGCAGCCATCTCTTCTTTTAAAGATTGTCTTTCTTGTTTTAACTGTCTTACTCGTTTTAGATCAGAAGAGAAATCTTGATTGAGCCCTGTAGGAGAGGATAACGCTATCCCTAAGTTCTTCTGGAAAGTCTCCATATTGAACAAGAGTTCTTTATGGACATCAGAGAACTTATTCAAAAGACTGATATAAGCAAGATAAGTCCCTGTGTAGTACTGTGGGATCGGGATGATAACGTCCATGATATCAGTATACTGAGACTTAGAGACTTCTTTGACATCGACTTGTCTTACATGACTAAGATAAGACAGTGGTTTGTCATCAAAGCCTAGTTTCCTTGCAAAGTTATTAAAGCTATCAATGATAGACGGGATGATACGTTTGATCGCATCTAAGAATCCTTCTTCTGAGTAAGTAAAAGACTCTACAGAAGGTGTTAAGCGATAAGTCAGCATATGCTGTAGAGACTCATGATCCAAGGTATCGATATAGCGCATAAGACGATAAACTCCAGTAAAGATAGATAAAGATGATATATGTGTCGTGTACGACTCATAGAGTTTTTAATCGAAAGGATTATGTAATGAGCTTTTTCAAATAAGAGGTACAGAACAACATGAACATGGTGCGTATGAATACAAAACTAGCATCTCCAGTGAAACCCTTGATCAATGTGGGGTGTCTTTTTGACATCCCCACAGGGACCTTTATTACGGGTATTCATGGAGAGTCTATTTTAAATGGTGGGATGAGTCGCTTTGATGCGATCATCGGTAGTGGTAACTTAGGTAAATCTACATTAGCGCATTATAGAAACATCGTAGGTTGCTATCGCATGGGTGATAATGCTTCTATCTCCGTCTACGATACTGAAGTCAACATCCAGGAGTCTAGACTACAACAGTTTATCAATGAAGCCACCCATGGTGAAGGGGCTAACTGGATCGAAGAAGGCAAATGGTCAGTCTCTGATAAAGACTCAGTACCTGGTGAAGTGTGGTTTGATGAGTTTAAAGCGTTCATGGAGAGCAAGATCGAAAGTAAAGAGATCTTGGTAGAGACACCTTTTAGAGACAGAGTCAATGATAAAGGGGTAGTGAATCCATTAAAAGTACCCATGCCTACGTTTGTGTTATTAGACTCTATCACGAACTTCCAGACCAAAGATACTACTAAGATGCGTGATGATGTCACGATAGGGGACAGTAAAGCAAACATGCTCTACATGACCCAGAATAGAAACAACACCCGTGTCATCAACGAGACTCACTCTTACTGTGGTGCATCGTCTACTTACGTGACGATGACCGCACATGTGGTTGAGAAGATTCAGATCGACCCTTATGCACCACAGGTGAAAGTACTACCAGCTCTTAAGAACAACTTAAAGATCAAAGCACCGCCGGACTTCACGTTCTTGACGATGAACTGCTGGTGGCTTGCAGGATCATCTCCTTTGATCAGTAAAGACCGTACTTGTGAGTATCCTATCCAAGGAGAAGAAGGGGTCAAAGATGATACTGATCTTAATCTCGTGTATGTGACACAACTTCGATCTAAGTCTGGTGCTTCTAACATGAGTTTAGATGTCATCATCTCGCAACGTCAAGGAGTGTTAGGATCTTTGACTGAGTTCCACTATCTACGCAAGAATAACTACTTTGGTTTGATCGGTGGTGATAAAAACTATCATTGTGCACTCTATCCCGAAGTGAAATTAAATCGTGTGAAAGTAAGGTCTGCTTTAGATCAAGATCTTAAGCTTGCAAGAGCGATCAACATCTGTGCAGAGTTATTGCAATGTATCCGATATGCGAAGATTGATCCAAGGCTTGCCTGTCAGCCAGAAGTCCTCTATGAAGACATCAAGAACCTCGGCTATGACTGGGATATGATCTTAAGTCAGACAAGAGGCTGGTGGTGTCCTTTGGATCAACACCAGGATAGTTATTTCCTATCCGTATTGGATCTATTAAAGATGCGAGTAGGCGAGTATCATCCTTACTGGTTAGAGGATGATAAGAAAACCATTAATGTTGGGAAAGTTAGTAAAGATAGTAAAGGTAAAAAGTGAGTATGACTATGCAAGAAGTGCAAGATAACAACGTAGAAGCTGCTTTTGAAGAGTTGAAAGCAGATATGAAGTCTCGTGAAGAGCATGATATCGATGCAGGAGACTGTGATCTTTATCAGGAAGTGAAAGGAATGTTTGAGCGTGCAGGGCACCCTGATCCTGATGCTTGGACATTAGGAAGACTCAGTCCTGATGATCTTAAAGGATCTCCGATGAGCTATCAGAGATTGATTATCAATAGAGCATTAAGACTCAAACTGGGTAAGTACGATGAAGATACTCGTGATCAACGGTTCTTACTGGTCGACAGTGGTAGTAAAGAAGACTGGATGGATAACTTAAAGCCAACCATCAACTTCATCACCAAAAGAGATAAGAAGGTTTTGGAAAGCTTGGATGATGAAGTCAGAGTAGATAAAGGTGATAGTGATGGCGGTAGTGAATAACATCAAAAGAAAAGCAGTCACGGATTTCATCTTAGAAGCCATTGATGATATCTTACCTGATGGTTTCAATAGAGATCGGATGGATAAATACTTAAATAGCCTCAGTGATGAGGCTTTTGAGCAATATCTTAAAGATCTCAATGATGAGAAAGAATATCTCTCTGTGATCTCACCCAATGGTGCTGAAGTGAAGTTAGATCTTGCAAGAAACTTTGCTGTCGCTAAGAAATACAATATCCCACTCTATCGAAGACTGTGGCTAAAGACCCCTGACAACAGGGGTCATTACCTCACCCAGGATGAGTATCTGATCTTAAGACTTCCGGTGAGACGTCAGTCACAGATCCTTGATAAGAAGAAATCCATCCCTGATAACAACAAAACCATCGATAACCTCACAGGACAACCTGCAGGATCTTCTAAAGGTGCTAAGATCTCTTATCCTGAAGTACAGATGTTGGCAGCTACAGGTTTAAATGAAACCTTGACAGAGTTCTTGAAATATCGTGGTGGGGATAAATACGGGATGCAACAGATGAACATCTCTATCAACAACACAGGAGGTGTCTCTTTGAAAGCTATCGAACCTTACTCTGGTAGAGTCAAATCCACAGATGCTTTACATGTTCATCTGACATCGATGCATCTTAAGAACAATCTCTAAGGAGGAGTTACTATGGCATTATTACCTCCCGGTAGTAGGTTTAACTCTGGTGAGACAGAGACCTATCAAGACACCACTGAACCTTACGTGAAATCTACTAGAGCAGATACTTCTTTAAATCATGACTACATCAAAGCAGTGTTATCTGAAGCGATCTCTTTAACCTTAGATAAAAGGGTCAGTCGTGATAAAGCCAATGCTGATATCCGTACCCAGCAGAAGCAGATCTTCATGGATATCATCACTCGGTTCAAGGTACACACGCTTTTAAATAAAGAAGTCTTGAAGAAGCTATTAGAGTCGATATTCAAGAATGAGACCAATATGGATCTCATCTTGACCTTAAGATGCGTGTTCTTTGCATTACTCGATCTTCCCGGTAATGAATACCACACCTTCTTCAAGAAGATCGTGTATCAGATCCGTATCCCAGATGGTATTGATTGTTTAATATCCAACAGCCTGATGCAACGGATCACCACGACTACTAAAGAAGAGATGGAGAGTATCTTGAAGGACAATGACTTCTTGATCCCCATCATCTTACTGAACCTACATTTCAACATCAGTGATATCCAGGGACTATGAGTGAGGAAGTCTATCAGAAAAGAGGGATCGGGATATACATAGATCTCGATACCCTCTTGGATACCCGTATGGGGACAATGATGATGTTAGACCCTGAACAAGGGATGGTGGTGATCGATGATGATGGCTACTATTGTCGTGTAGAAGAAGTATTCCCTGGTTTTGATAAAAAGGTCTTTGATGAAGCTTATTTAAAAAGAGATCAGAATACACTAGAGCATTCTGCTGTATCGAATATGATCTTTATTTTAAAGGAAGCAGTTGCTGATCTTAAGGTCAAGGTCTATGAACATCCTCTGTATAACGACGTCATCGTCTATGTCAATATCCATCCGTATCAGCTAAGTGATGCTGAGAAAAGTGATCTCCATGGAGTGCTAAGACAACATCTCTTGGATATGGCGAAGATAGAGTTTATTGATGTATCTTTAGAGGATCTGGATTGTGCTTGGGTGTATACGCATGTATCGCATTTATTCATGTATCACTTCGATGTCTGGTTAAATGCAAGAGCAAAAGCTTTAGCCCATCGAGGACTTCCTTATATCAGTTTGTATTGTCCAAGGATATTCTTTGAAAGAAAACCTACTGAGGAAGAGATAGAACAGTTGAAAGGATGGCTTGAGGTCAATGACTTTGATCATTTTGACTTTATTGAGAAGACCTATATGCCATTACTACAGATCCATTTCTTACCAGTAGATCACTTCTGTGTGATCAACGATTATGCAGATAGGATAAAAGCGGATAACACAAGTGAGAAAGAGTTAAGTTGAAAGAGCACCCTGTACACTGGAGTGATCTGGTGTACAGGGATTTTCTTCCTTCTTTACACTACGTTCCATTTAGTACAAGTACTAGATGTCACTATGTTCCATTCAGTCAGAGCACCCTAGAGTACCGATCATGGTACTCTAGGGATGTATGACGCCTAGGCTATCTGAAAACGACGTCTACGCGTCATATGTCCTCAGTAGTACCTATAGGTGGTACTACTGAGGTATAAGTATGTTTTCTTACAATGCTGCTTGTCTTTGTTGGAAATCATCGACATTGAGATTGGATTCTCCTACCATGGTCTCGTCTAAGACATAATCTCTCTGACCATCTGTCTCATCTAAAGAAGTACGGTTAAGGTTACTGCCATTGCTATAGATAGCATCTCTAGGTGATAATGTTGACAAGATCTCAGCCACCAATGCTTTATTGGCTACCAGTTTATCAACATTGGCATCATCAGACTTGATCCGTTTATTGGTCAGTGCTTGATGATCCATATCACGTAAAGTCTGCATCAAGAGCTTAGAGAACTCTTCATTACGGATAAGTTCTTCATAAGGAGCTTGGTTGGTGATCGCTGTGACGATACTTTTGCGTATCGTCTGGGTATATTTAAGATCCTCTTCTATGGGATCTAGAGTTTCTACTATATCTGTCATGTCTTTATATCCTGTATTCAAAGCTACTTGAAATATACATGTCTTCGCTATGCTCAGAGCGTATATCTCAAAATAAATAATTTTAAGATATACATTATACCACTAGAGTAGGATGTCCTACTCTGTTCTAACAAACACAGGAGAGGTCTATGTGAATATCATCTCAAAAATGTTCATCAACGCGGTAGTTTCACAGTATCTTAAAGGATATCACGTGGATCGCTTGCGAAGGATCCTTCCTCTGGTGAAGAAGGAAGCATCCATC